GTATGCACAGAGATCGAACATTCGTGGAGTTGGCGTAAGCACCATTGGAGACATCTGCGATCAGCAAAAAATGATCCATGAAGAATATTCAGAGATTGAACAAATTATAAGATTAACAAACCATCCATCACTTGTTTTAGAAGAAGGTGTTGAAGCATCAGCAGGTGCAGGCGCAATCATTAAAATGACCAGCACAAACGATGCACAGAAAAAACCTTATCTATTACAACCTAATGGTTCTTCAATTGAAAGTGTGCTTTCATCTATACAGAGAAAAGTGGACGCAATTGATAGAATGGCTTGCTTGGGTGGTATTAGATCAGTAGAATCAAGAAGATTGTCAGGCATAGGTTTACAAACAGAATTCCAAATGCTTAATGCTAAACTGGCAGACTTTGCAATGAATTTAGAACACGCAGAAGAACAGATATGGGACATATGGTCACAGTTCGAAGGCACAACATTTAATGGTTCAATAAAATATCCTAGATCATTTTCAATACAAGACAAAGTTAATGATGTACAGATGTTAAAACTTGCAAAAGAAACAAATCCAACTGACCCTATCACATTGGACAAAATAGAAAAAATGTTATTAGAAACAATCACAGAAAAACCTTACGAAGAAAGTAAAGAACAATTTGAAAAGGAACAACCTGCAACAGCAACTCCGTTGAAAGTTGATATGCAACATCCACCTATGGAAAATCCAGAGGACATGATACAGCATATGAGAAGCATGATGGACGAAGGATATACCAATGAACAAATATTGGAGATACATCCTGAGATAAAAGCATTTTTTGGAGACAATGATGGTGAAGAGACGCAGGGTTCCTAAAGATAAAAAATCCAAAGTTCCAAAGAAATACCTTAGCGGAGTGAAAGGTAGAAAGCGAGTCCAACTTGCAAACATAATCAAGAGAATTGGCAAGATGGCAAAATCAGGACAAAGGATTCCAAAAAGTTTAATTGATAGGAGATTGAAACTTGGCAAAGCGTAAACCATTAAGTGCAAGTGTGCAAAAGACACTTCGCACAAAGGCAAACAAAAGCAGATTCACTTATGGCACATTATCAAAAGTGTTCCGTAGGGGACAAGGTGCTTTCCTAACATCAGGATCAAGACCAGGTATAGGAATGAATCAATGGGCAATGGCAAGAGTTAATTCTTTCCTGCGAGGCAGTAGGAAACACGATTTAGATCTAAGGAGGAAAAAATAATGAAAAAAATAAAAAATTTCTTTAAGAAAATATGGACATGGATACATGGCAAAATATCAAGGTAGGACTGTAAAATTAAACAAACCATCCAGAGGTGATGTAAAAAAGTTTAAAGTATTTGTGCGTGATAAGAAAACTGGTAATGTCAAAAAGATTAATTTTGGACAAAAAGGTATGACTATCAAAAAGAACAATCCTGTCAGACAAAGATCGTTTCTTGCACGAATGGGTGCAGTGTTGGATAAAGTAAAAGGACAAAAAACTTTATCTCCTGCTTACTGGAGTATGAGAGCATGGCGATCGTAACTTCAGGCAGTATGTCTGCTTTTGTTGGTGATAGACCACGCAAAAGAAAATTCAAATTAACAATAGGAGAAAATATCATGCCAGGGACAAGAGGAAAAAAGAAGAACAAAATGAACAAAGGCAAAAAAGGCGGCAGAGGCAAAAAGAAAAGATAATAATAAATAAGTTTCTAATGTGCTAAAACACATGGAGGGCACTCTAACTCATTATAAAAAGGAGGACATAATGGACGCAGAAACACAAGCGGTAAAAACACAGGACACTGCTCCTGTACAAGAAGAGCAGGCAAAAACAACAGTCAGTGAAGAAAAGACTGAAACTTTCTCCCAAGACGCAGTTAATAAAATAGTTGCTGAAAGGGTAGCAAAGGAAAAGGCCAAATACGATAAAAAGTATTCAGGCATAGATGTTGATCACTACAACAGGTTGGTCGAGGCAGAAGAAAAAGCGAGACAGACTGATTTGGAAAAAAGAGGTGAGTTTGAAAAATTGTTGAAAGAACAAGCAGACAAATTTTCCACTAAAATAAACCAATATCAGTCAGAACTTACTTCAATCAAGATCGACGGAGCATTGTTAAGTGAGGCTTCTAACCTAAAAGCGGTGAATCCTAATCAGGTGACACAACTTTTAAAAGGACAATTGAAGTTGAACGAAGCAGGCACAGTGGATGTGATAGACAACAATTCGGGTCAAGTGCGTTATAATGACAAAGGCGAACCGATACAAGTTAAAGACTTGGTGCAGGAGTTTCTTCAAGCAAACCCACACTTTGTCTCAGCAGGACCTTCGGGTTCAGGCGTAGGACAAGGAGCAGGCAAGCAACAGGCTGTGATAGACAACGATATAAGCAAACTAAACATGAGCAATCCCGAACATAGGGAACAATATCGAAAGATAATGGCTTCTAAAGGGATCTCTGTTTAACATTTTATAAAAAAGGAGAAATAAAATGGCTGATGAAGTAACGAGTTCGATAGTAAGCGAACTTTATTCAAATATTGTTCAGTCTGCTTTATACACTTACTCTGAACAAGCAGTGATAAGACCCGTCGTAAGAAATTACGACATGACTGGTACTCCCGGCTTAACATCACAGGTGCCAAAATATCCTGCAATTCAGGCAAGTAATTTAACAGACGGAACAGACTTAAGCACAAACACTGCTTTCAACACTACATCGGTAACGATGACAGCGGCTGAAAGAGGTGCTAGAATCACATTAACTGACCTTGCAAAAGAATCCGCACAAGAAGATGTTGCGGCGGCAATTGGAAGACAGTTAGGTGAAGCAATGGTTAACAAAGTAGACGGTGAAATCGCGGCATTGTTCCCATCATTCTCAAACAGAGTTGGTGCGGCAGGCGACGGTATCACAGCAGAGACTATCTTCAAAGCAGTTGGTCAATTAAGATCACAAAATGCTAGAGGACAAGTATTTGTAGTTCTGCATCCATTCCAAGCAATGGATCTTAAGATCCAATTAGCAGGTGCTGGAAATACTAACATGAGTAATCCACCAGTAGTAGGTAACCAAGTATTGACTACAGGAGTAGTAGGAAATATAGGTTCTGCAATTATACTGGAAAGTAACAATGTTGGTAAAGACACTAACGACTCTGTATCAGGAACTGGCAACTTTGTAGGTTGTGCATTCACACAAGATGCAATAGGCTACATGGTTAAAAGAAATATTCGCGTAGAGTCGCAACGAGACGCTAGTCTTCGTGCAGACGAAATAATTGGAAGTATGGCGTATTCAACCGCGGAACTCTTCGATGAGTATGGTGTTGGTATCTTAGGAAAAGCATCACTATAATAAATACAGCATAATCTTTATGCTCTATACATTAAGGGCGGCAGGCAACTGTCGCCCTTTTTTCTTGACTTTCATATAAATAATCAAGTATAGGCAAGAAGCACTTGCCATATTTTTATTAACAGGAGGAAGCACCCCTAATGGCAACATTACTAACCATATCAGACATACAAGAGTACGAACCAGACATATTAAACTTCGGCGTTCCAGAATTTTCAAAAGAAATCACAAGAGCACAAAATGATGTGTTCAGAGACCTCAGAGTCAAATGGTGGCCGACACAAACAATTGGATTGTATGATTTGAAATACATCGCAGGTGGCAACACAGAACCAGATGAAGATTTATACACAGCAAGTCAATTAACAAGGGCCGCAGTGTATCAATGTTTGGGGTATCATATCTATCCTACATTATCAAAATTCGAACCAGACCAAGACATTTTCGAAAGAAAGATGCTGTTCTACAGAGAAGAATACAGCAGAGAATTCGATCTTGTTTTAAGAGATGGAGTAGAATATGATTTGGACTCATCAGGCACTGTGGATGACACTGAAAGAGAAGCAACATCATTTCTACGCCTAAAGAGGTAGTAGATGTCCAACAGAGAAGACATAGTCAACAATATCATAGCAGTTTTGGAAGACATGGATCATCCAAAACCTACATTTGTAACCAGAGAACCATTCGATGTTCTTAAATTAGCAATCACACAATTTCCTGCTGTGTTGGTCACAACAGGCAATGAAATAAGAGAAGATCACGCCATGGGTGGTGCAAGAAGAGGTGTCATGCAGATACAGATCAGAGGATTTGTGAGAGCAGATGGCAGATCCGCACAGATAATCACAGTGGATCAAAAAAGAAATGAATTAATTGAAAGAATAGAAGAAACATTGAACACAGATAGAACAAGAGAATTAAATGCATCGAGGGCGGCGACGACACAGGTATCGAGCATAGAGGTTATAGACAGAACACCACCATTAGGTGAATTTTTGATGACTGCCGCTGTAAGTTATAGTTTCACTAAAGGAGCAACATAATGGATAGAAAGAATTACACAAAGATGCTGGACAACAATCAACAAGAAGTGTTGATCCATAACGACAAAGTAAACAAGTTTCTTGGTGAAGGATGGCAGGTGCTGTCCTCACAGGAAAAGTCACCGGTAAGCACTAAAATGAAACTTACTGTGAATGCCCAAGTGACTAAATCAAAGTCCAAAAGCGATGAAGACACATCACAGGATTTCCTAGACGAAGTCTTGTTCGATATGGAAACTGAACCGCAGGAGGACACAAACCATGTGTGTGACGACGATTGTACACACGACAAAAAGGAGGACTAAACTATGGCAACTTTTGAAGGTTCGTCAGGAGCCGTTCGTATCATCGATACAGCGGATTCGGCTGGCTTCGGAAAGAACATTGCTGAAGTTCGTTCTTGGACAGTGGAACACACTAAAGATGTGATTGAGGACACTGCTATGGGCGACGCGGCAAGAACTTACAAGCATGGCTTACAACAATTCACGGGATCAATGGAAGTGATATATGATTCAACTCATACTACCACTACCAGAGCATTTGATCCAACGCACGAAGATGCATTGACTGTTGAATTTTACCCAAATGAAACAAGTGGTAAAAAATACACAGGTTCAATCTTGATTACATCTGTATCAAGAACAGCATCATTCGACGATTTGGTGACTGCAACTGTGAATTTCCAAGGATCAGGCACTTTAACAGAAGCGTCTGTATAAGGATAATGTTTAAGACAAGAGTCTTAAATTTAGATAAGGTGTTGACCTCGGTAGAGCAATCTATCAAAAAGGTCAACACTAGTCTAGTAAAAACTTTGTTGGTTGAAGCGAAGAAATCCACTCCAATCAGACAGGGTAGAGCCAGAAGGGGATGGCGTGTTGAGCGACAAGGCACAAATACAAGAGTCGTCAATCGCGTTCCTTATATTGGTACTTTAGAACGAGGGCGATCTAAACAAGCACCAAGAGGTATTTTAAGACCAACGGTGCAAAAAATGAAAAACAGGAGAAAACTACATGAGTAAAATACTGGAAAATGCTAAATCGCACTTCAAATCTAAATTGAATGGTGAATTACAAAAAATAAGTGTGCCAGAATGGAAGACGGATGTCTTCTTCAAAGGCACTTACCCTTTTGCTGTAGAATCTAAAATTATAGAACTACAACAACAAGGTAAAACTGTGGAAGCACTGGTTGAATCAGTGATTGCAAAGGCTTTGAACATAGATGGACAACCAATGTTCGGAAAATTTGACAAAGTATCATTGATGAATGAAGTAGATCCGCAAGTGTTAATAAAAGTTGCAACAGCACTTAACAATGGCACTATGGAATACCAACAACCAATGGAGGAAACGGTAAAAAACTAAAAGAGGACATTGAACTCTTGTTGATAATGAGAGTTGCTAAAGAACTTGGCAAGTCTATACAAGAAGTTATGCAGTTCAGTGTCCTGGAACTAAGACTTTGGTCAGCATATTTCAAAATGGAACATGATGATCAGAAAAAGGTGATGCAAAATGGCGGAACAGGTAAAAATAGAACTCGTCGTCGTTGATAAAACTTCGGGGGCTCTAAAAAAGACAAAGAACCAAGTTGTACAATTAAACAGCAGTTTAATTGGCACTGGAAGACTGGCTAAACTTGCCGGTACTGCCATTGCGGCAATTGGAGCGGCAAGAATAGCAAAAGCAATATTAAACACTGCCGCACAATTCCAAGATTTAAGAATTGCATTGGCATCTGTCACAGGTTCTATCAAACAAGGTAGAGAAGCATTTGAATTCATTCTAGATTTTGCAAGGACTTCAATATTCGAAGTAAGTGACCTTACAACCACTTTCATAAAATTGAGAGGGGCAGGTATTGAACCCACAAGAAAACTTCTAACAACTTTCCAGGATGTTGCGGCAGTATCCGCAGATAGATTGGGTACCTTACAGGCAATCACAGACTTGTTTGCAAGAACAACAGCAGGGGGATTAGGATTAGAAGAATTAAACAGATTGGGAGACAGAGGTATACCTGTCTTCAAGATGTTGGAAGACACACTAGGTCTATCTAGATTAGAAATATCCAAAGTAGGTCAAACAGCAGAAGGTGCCACACTAATATTAGATGCATTACAATTCAGTATCAACAATGCTTTTGGTGGTTCATCTGCATTACTAACAACCAATTACAGTCAAGCAGTATCAAACTTGAATGACGCATTCTCCAGTTTGGCAGACACAATTGGTCAAGGATTCCTACCACAGTTAACCAAAACCATTAAGAAGATTTCAGAAGGCACAGGAGACTTTAATGAACTAGGAGAAAGCATTGGTATAAAAGTTGGTGCGGCATTGGCATTGATCGCTGAGGGTTTTGTTATAATTGCTAATAACTTTAAATTAATTTTAGGATTATCATTAGGATTATTCTTCGTTAAATTGGCAGGTGCGGCGATTAGATTGGCAGGCGCCATATTCCTAGTTGGTTCGTCGATTGTAAATGGAGTACTTGCTCCAGGCAAAGGATTATTAAATCTTTTCAAAAAATTAATACCAGCATTAGGTAAAATTACGGCGGTTGCCTC